CGGCGCCGACGGCCTGACCGGTGAGGTGCGCGGCCTCTACGATTCCGCCGAGCGCTACTCCAGGCTCGACCGGGTCGCCCATAACGGCTGCGAGTGGATCGCGGTCAAGGACGATCCCGGGCCCCTGCCAGGGCCGGGCTGGAAGGTCGGCGCGCAGCGTGGCCTGCGCGGCAAGCCCGGCCCAGAGGGCCCTCCAGGGCCGCAAGGAGTGCCCGGCGTCAGCATCGCGCGGATTACCGCCCGCGACTACACGCTGGTGATCGAGCTCGATGGTGGCGGCGCGCTCACTGCGGATCTGCGCGGCATGTTCGAACTCTACGACCAGGAGCGGGCGGGATGAGCTACGTCCTCACGCCCGACTGGACGACGCTGCCGACCGCGCTCCTGCCGCTCGCCAAGGCACAGCTCCACATCACTTTCACCGACGACGACGCGCAGATCACCCGCCAGATCGCCTCGGCGATCTCCTACTTCGAGAAATTCAACGGCCTGCAGATCTTCGGCGCGGCGGTCGCTTGGAGCCCGATCCTCGAGCTGGGCTGGTCGGCCTATCCGACTCCGGTCCAGCCGGTGCGATCGTTCACGGTGCTCGTCGATACGGTCGACGTCTCGACCGAATACGAGCTGCGCCAGCGATCCGCGGTCGAGCCGGTCTATCTGGTCAAGCTCGACGGCACGGCGTTCCCGGCGGCGGCGGTGATCACCCTGCAGGCCGGCTACGACGACGCCTCGAAGATCGACCCGAGCATCGTCGACGTGATCCTCCGCGTCACCGCGGCGCTCTACGAGAACCGCGAATCGATTTCGGCCACCGCCATCGATCAGGTGCCGTTCTGGCTCAACGACCTGATGGGCGGCCACTGGATTCCCCGGGCATGAGCGCACCAGCGAAATTCGGCGCAGGCCAGATGATCGAGCGGGTCGCCTTCGACACCCGGGCGGCGATCGACGACGGCTTCGGCAACGTCGTGGCTGGCGACTGGCAGGAGCAATTCCAGAGCCGGGCGAAGTTCGTCTTTCTCCGCGGCTCGGAGACGGTGATGGCCGGGCGCCTGGAAGGCACCGAGGCCTTCGTCGTCCAAGTGTGGGCCAACGCGCAGACCCGCCAGATCAAACCCGACTGGCAGATGCGGGATTTGCAGCGCGGCGACGCCTTCAACATCCGGAGCGTCGAGGGAGATCGGAGCCGGGCGCTAATCGATCTGCTCGTCGAAAGCGGCGTAGCGACGGGGTAGCGGCGATGTGGGTGCTTTTCCTCGCCGTCTACGACTTCAACCCGCCGGAGCGCCACGGCCGGACGACGATCACCTATCGCGCCGGCCAGCTGATCCTCGTGCGGCGGGTTTGCGCTGAGGCGGCGATCGCTCGCGGCGTTGCGATCGTCGCCGTCCGGCCGACGCGGGAGGCACGCTGATGGCGATCGCCGGCACCCGGGTCCAAGGCCTCGACAAGCTCAATCGCAAGCTCCGCGACATGCCGGAGGCAACGCAGGCCGCGATCCGGAAGTCATTCGAGGGCGGCGCGCAGGAGATGGTCGACATGGCGCGGCGGCTCGCGCCGATAAAGACCGGTGCGCTGCAGCGATCGATCGACTGGAACTATGGTGCCGCGCCCAAAGGCTCGTTCGGTGTCGGCTCGCGATCGACGGCACCGGATTCGATCACCATCCACGCCGGCGACAAGGACGCATTTTACGCCCGCTGGGTGGAATTCGGCACGGCGGTCAACCCAGCGCAGCCGTTCTTTTTCCCGGCCTGGCGGTCGGTGCGCAAGAAGGTGATGGCCGCCAACAAGCGGGCGATGTCGAAGGTCGCCAGAAAGGTGGCCGCCGGTGGGCAATAACCCGTCCTTGCCGATCCAGGGCGCGCTGGTCGCCGCGATCAAGGCGATCCCAACGCTCGCCGGCAACAACGTCTTTGACATGGTGCCGACGTCGAACCCGTTCCCGCGGGTGACGATCGGGCCGAGCCAATCGCTGCCGGTGATGGCCGATTGCTACGACGGCACCGAAACCACGGTGCAGCTCGATTGCTGGTCGCGCGCCGTCGGCTTCCCCGAGGTCAAGCAGATCGCCGACCAGATCCGCGGTCGCCTGCACGACGGCGACCTCGCGATCACGGGACACAAGCTCGAATTGATGGTGGTGGAACTGATCGACGAAAGCCGGGACCCGGACGGCATCACCAGCCGGGCGCGACTGCAACTGCGGCTGCAATCGCAGCCTTCACCGTAGGGAAGGAAGAGAAACATGGTCGACATTGTCATCACGCCGGGGAACGTGATTGCCGGCGAAGGCGCCGACATCGATCGCGGAACGGCTGGCGCAACAATCCTGGCGGGCCAGGTGGTCTATCTCAACGAGACGACCAAACGCTATGCGCTGGCCGACAACAACGCCGCCTCGCCGCCCGAGATCAAGATCCCCAGAGGGATCGCGTTGCATGGCGCGAGCAACGGGCAGCCGCTGGCGGTGCTACGCGCCGGCGAGGTCACCATCGGCGCGACCATCGTCGCCGGCGGCGACTATTACCTGGGCGACACCGCCGGCGGGATATGCCCGCGGGCCGACGTTACCACGGGCGAGACGGTCAGCCTGATCGGCCTCGCCAAGTCGACGACGGTGCTGATCGTCAACATCCAGCGCACCGCCGTCACGCTCTAACCCATAGGAGGCCGCAATGGCTCGTCCGACTACACTGAAAGGCTCGAAGGTCCTGATCCTGCTCGGCGACGGCGCGACGCCGACCGAGGCGTTCGTCGCGCCCTGCGCGCTGACCACCAAGGGGATCGAATTCGCCGCGGACACGAACGACTTCAATGTTCCCGATTGCGATAATCCCGATGCGCCGACGTTCACCGAGCGGGTCGTGGCGACGCTGTCGGCGACGATCTCGGGCGCCGGCACGCTGGCGATGGAGAGCTTCGACGAGTGGCGCGAATGGTTCGACAGCGGGCTCGAGAAGAACGTCCGCTTCAAGCTCGACACCACGTCGGCCAACAACGGCGGATACTGGTCGATGAGCGCGATCCTCTCGGCGTTCGGCATCGGTGCCGAGCAGGGCGGGCTGGCGACGATCGACGTCACCATCCTGTCGGATGGCGCCTGGACGTGGACTGACGCCACGCCATAGGGCCAGCGATGGGCAGCACGGCCGACATCGAAATCGACTGGGGTGACGGGCGATACCTGTTCAGCCTGCGGATCGGCCAGATACCGGAGCTGCAGGAGAAATGTGGCGATCCCAACCGGCTCGACGGCACGATCAAGCTCAGCGGCCCGCCCGAGATCGTCTTGCGATTGTCGGTGGGCGCGTGGCGGCTCAACGATGTGCGCGAGACGATCCGCCTGGCGCTGATCGGCGGCGGCAAGACCCCGGTCGAGGCGCTGACGCTGGTCAAGCGATATGTCGATGCCCGCCCGCTCAACGAGAATGTGCTGGTCGCGCAGGCGATCTTGCTCAAGGCACTGAACGGGCCGCCGGAGGAGGCCACCGAAAAAAAAGACGACGCCGAAACGGCGACCGCAGCGACAGCATCATCCACATCGGAAGCCTCTACCGGTGGGGCGGTGCACTAGGCTGGAGTCCGCGACAGGTCGACGAGCTTTCGCTCTGGGAGTTCAGCGAGGCGATCGACGGCTGGAAAACGGCGAACGGAGTCGAGGAAAAGCCCGAGCCGCCGAGCGCCGACGAATTCTATGACATGGTTGCACGGTTGGGGTGACCGATGGCCGAGACGCAGGATCTGCAAAAGCTGGTCGTCTCGCTAGAGGCGCGGACCACGCAATTCGAGAAGGCGCTCAACAAGGCGAACGCCACCGCGCAGCGCCAGACCCGCGCGATCGAGAACCGCTTCAAGGCGATGAACACCCAGATCGCCAAGTCGGGGTCGGGGATCGGCGCAGCGTTCGGCAACCTCAAGGGTATGCTCGGCGCGGCCGGGATCGCGATCGGGGTTCAGCAGATCGTGAGCGGGATCAGGGAGATTCTCGCGGCGGCCGATGATCTGGTCGACACGTCGAAGCGGCTCGGCATCCTCCCCACTCAGCTTGAGCTATTCCGGCGGGCGGCTGAGATCGGCGGCGCCTCTGCCGGGGAATTAGACGCCGGCCTGAAAAAGCTGCAAGTCAACTGGGTGGCGGCGGCGACCAAGGGCGGAGCCTTTGCCGACTTCCTCGAGTCGCAAGGCGTGGCGCTGCGCACGGCGAGCGGCGAGATACCAGACCTCAATACCCAGATGAAAATCATGGCCGACCTGCTCAGCCGCACCACCGACGAGGCGCAGCGGGCGGCGATTGCCACGCTCGCCTTCGGGCGCGGCGCCGCCGGGCTGGGCGAGGCCTTCGCCAGCGGGTCGCTTGAGGAAGCGCGGAGGGAATTCGAGAAATTTGGACAGGCCACCGACGAGCAGATTCAAAAGCTCGCCGCTGCCCACGACAAGATCGAAGAATTCTGGTCGGCCTTCAAGCGCAACGCCGCGATCGCCACCGCCGAGGGGATCACCGCGATCGAGTCGTTCGGCAAATCCGTGACTGATCTCGGCGCAGTCACCAAGGCATTTATTGAGGACCCGAACGTTCGCACCTTTTTCGACATGATGTTCGGTGAAGGCGCCGCCGAGAAGCTGGGCCTTGAGGAGCCGATTAAGAACACCAACGACCTTCTGGAGCGGCACCAAAAAGAGATCGCCGAGACAACAGCGCAAATCGAATTGCTGCGCAAGGAGCGCGACCGGCTGGCGGCCGAGGACGCCACCTTCGACCTTTCCGGATTCGATGCCGAGATCGCCCGACTGCAAGAGCGCATTGCACAACTCAACGCCGAGATTCGCGACTCGATCGGGCTGATGGACCAGATGGGCTCGATGCGGCGGCAGGCCGAGAGCTACGTCGATTTTCAGCTTCGCCGGGCGCGGGGCGAAACCGCGATCCCCGGCGCGCCGCCGCAGCCGTCCTACTCGCCATTGCCGTCCTATCCGATGGCCACGGTGCCGCCCAAGGTCAAGGCGGACGTGGAGATCGAGATCGACGAGGATTCGGTCGAGGACGCCGCCGAGAAGGCCGGAAAGAAGATCGCCGGGTCGCTGGCCGATGAACTGACCAATGCGATCGGCGCCTGGGAAACCCGAGGCATGACGGCGGCGCAAGCTTACGCGGCCACCGGGGCGGCGGGCGAGATCGGCCGCTATCAAATCATGCAGGCCAATATCGGACCCTGGTCCCGTGAGGCGCTGGGCTATTCCGTCTCGCCCGCCGCTTTCCGCGCCAGCCCCGATCTCCAGGACCGCATCGCCCGCTTCAAGGTCGGGCAATATCTCGAACAGTACGGGCTGGAGGGCGCGATTCGCGCCTGGAATACCGGCCAGCCCGGCGGCACCACCACGCCCGGCTATGTGCAGGGGGTGATGGGGATGCTCGAAAGCGGGGCGGGCTTTCGGGATCTGCAAGACGGCATCAGCGACACCAGCGATGCGATGAGCGGGCTGGTCGACAAGCTGGCCGAAATGCGCTCGATGTCGGAGGACTTTCTTAACACCTTTGTCGACGGGCTCCTGGAAGGCAAGTCGGCGGTCGAGGCGCTGGGCGATGCACTCGAGGAGCTCGGCCGGTCGCTTATCAAGAGCGGCATCCATATGCTGGTCGGGTCGATCTTCCCGAATATCCCAGCCGGCGGCGGCGCGGGCTTGCTCCAGGCTGGCGGGCCGATGTGGCCGGGCCATGCCTATAAGGTCCACCGCGACGAACTGATCGTGCCGCGCTCGCCGATGCAGGTGATCCCGGCGTCAAGGGCGGGCGGTGGCGGCGGGGCGGTGGCATTGACCTATGCCCCGAATATCAACATCGCCGGCAATGCCGATGACGCGGCGATCCGGAGGATGCGCGACGGGATGCTAGCCGACATCGAGCAGCGGCTTCCCAACATGGTCCGATCCGCGCACCGGGACCGGCGGCTATGAGGGGGTGAGACATGGCTTCGTCGATCGTCATGCCTGCGCTGCCGCCGACCGGCTGGAGCTTTTTCTTGGCGGTCAGCGATGAAATCGCGGGCGAGCGCGGCCAGCAAATCCGAGTCAAGCAGCTGGGGCCTGACCTGTGGTCTGGGCGGTTCGAAAGCGCCCAGCTTCCCCGGCTGGCCGCCCGCTCACTCAAGGCGATCCTGCACGGCATTCTGATGCAGCGCACGACGTTCTATGGCTGGGATCCCGGCGGACAATACCCGGCGGCTGACCCGCTCGGGGCGAAGATCGTCACC